GCTAAGAGTAATACTATTTGAGTCAAAAGAAAGTGTATCAAACAATTCATTTCCTTTTGCATTTTTTAATACAAAAGAATTATCTTCTCTAGTTAATATTCTAGCATTAGTAGCTGACTTATAAGAATCAGGAGGTAAAACATTAGGGTCTAAATCAGACATCATTCCTTTAGAGAAGGAATTTGGTTTTTTAGTAGGTTTTGCCATCTTTAGAATATTTTACGTGTATCATCCTTGTAAGGTCGTAATGAATTCCAATAGTTACTTATATTTCGCCATTGCTGTCTAGTAGGCATATTATCTTTCCCTCTAGCTTGAGCACACTGCATAGACCACTCTTTCTTTAAATCTTGATACACATATCTAGGAAGCTTTTGATTATAATACTCTCTCCCCTTGTATTTATACATAATATAAGAAGCAATAGCATCTTCGTGAGAAGCAGATATTGTAGGATAACCTTCTTCATCTGTAGATATAGCCTCGTAATGAAACTTTAAAACTGTTCCATCAGGAACGTCTATGTTTAAGTAACCTCCTGATGCATAGCAGTTTGTAGAATCATAGGTTCCTGTTTCAGAGAGTATCTCTATAGTATTTAAGTGGTCTGCTGGCAATAATACTCTTTTATTGCTAACAGTTAAATCTTCTATTTTTTTGTCAAAAGTAGAATATGAACCTATTTTCTTCTCTGCCTCAAAAGCCCATTCTACAAAATTATGAAACTCTCTTGCGGCATCTTGAACACCTAAATTTCTTATTACAGCTGAAACAATTTGTTTAACACTAATCTTAGGACTTCCTTTCATTTTTATTTTTTTATAGCCTCTTTAAATCTTGCTAGAGGCAACATTTTATGTTTACTAAACTTATAAGGCCTGTCCCACCACAATTTTGTATACTCATCATCTAAAATAGGCACTTTATATAAAATTATATTCCCTTCTTCCTTTGATTTAGCGTGGTCTATCCTTACATGAAAAGGTCTTTTATGCGGTAACCTTTTGGTATACACCTGACCCATTTTTAAAGGCATTTTAAAGACCTCTTGCTTATCTGCTACTATATCTACCACCTCATCTAAGAAAGCCTCCATAATAGCGTAATATTCGCTATATGAAATCATTCTATCACTCCTTTCTGTTTTTACCCTAATACCCGCTTTTAAAGTGTTATATATATCCTTTATGGATACATATTTATTTTTGTACTTTTTGTTGTGGCTTCTTCTTGCCTTTTGTCTTTGCTTCATCTACCTGATTATTTGGGGTTTTTGAATTAGTACCTGCCATAATTCTAAATTCTGCCTGTAAGACATTTGTAATTATTAAAGGTATCAATTCTTCTGGCACAGGATAATCTGTAGTGTCATCCGTTCCATAAGAACTAACTTCTGTAGGATTAGAAAATATAGCATTTATTTCTAAATGACCTTCAGAAACAATTTCATCCCCCTCCCACACATATATCTTTCTATCAGATAAAGTGGCAATCTTGCTTTCAGCTGCTAAAATAAACCTAGAATTGTTCACGAACATTCTATCGTGATGCTGAACAATAGGAAGTAATGAGTAAAGGCTATCATCGCTAGAATCCTCCTTATAAGCAATACTTCTAATAGCTCTATTATCATTAAAGCCAACTACAGATTTCATTTCTACACCTTGATAACTTGGTATGACTCTATCTATTTGAAAACACATATTAGAGGCTTTCTTACCATTATCAGTATATTTCATTAGTAAATTAGCTCTATGGTAATGTACCATAAATTTAATTTGTCTAAGCGATACATCAGTATCATCAGGAGCGACACCACCAGAAACTACGTTTCTAATATTGTATGCTATTTCGTTTAATGTTGCCATATTCAATTTTTAATAAGAAAGGGCAAAGTAAGGAAACCCTACTCTACCCTTTCTAGAAAGCAGGGAGCAAAAAGCATCGTTAAACTCGTCTTTCAGTTATTTCTGCCTGAACCATTTGGTATCTTGGGTCTCCCAATGTTGCAAGTACCTTACGAGCCGCTATCTGACACACCTCTTCGTGTGTAGTAGCATTTAAGTCTATAATATCAGTAGTATATTGTAAATAAGTCACCACAACTGTTGTACTTGAAGTAAAACCTATTGAATATATACTGCCTCCTTTAAAATATATTACTGGGTTGCTAGAATCGGCTTTATTAAATGGGTCGTTTAAATAAGCACTAATATCACTTATTTGAATAACCTTAACATTAACATTAGGATTAGATTTAACATAAGCAGACAATAGTCTACCATATGTGTCATCACCATCCATACTGTCAATAGTTACTCCAGTCCCATCAATAAAAGCTTGGTCTTTACTAACAACTAAATCTTGAAGTTTGTCTCTACTATCTTGTGTAGTTTCAAACGCCATATAATACTGCTGTACAAACTCATCAACAGCCATTTCAATGAACTCTTTTAGTTCATTATCGCTAAAATAAGCAGTTGTTTCACTGTCTATTATATTTCTTATTCTTAATACAGCAGCATCTACAGTCATTAATCTTCTATTTTAACTGTTTTCTTTTTAGTCTTTTCTTCACCACGAATTTCATGCTTTAAGATAGCTAAAATATCTTTGTTATCTTTTAACCAAACTAGCACTTGTTCTTCGTTAGTTCCAATTGCTTCTTTCCCGTAATAGAACGTATCGTTTCTATACCCTATTTTCTTTTCTCTAACAGCTTCTACAATAAATACACGCAAATCTTTTTCTGGGTCAAAATGCATCTCCATAAATTTATCTGCGTTATTTTGAGCCATTTCTATAATTTTAGCTCTTAAGACATCTAATTCAGAATTCAAGTTCATTCTATTTAGTGTAGCAAATTGCTTAACTTCTTTGTCAGTCATTTTAGCCGCTTCTATAATAGCTCTTGCCGAATCTAAAGTGTCTTTTGTTTTTTGTTTCTCTATTTTATGTAAATCTTTTCTAATCCATTTACCACCTAAGACATCTGGATTTTTCTTTAAAAAATTATCAATAAGAACATGACCTTCATTATCCATATCAAGTAATACTGATGCTCCCTTAAAAGTTATTGTATCGGGATTACCATTAATATCTTTATACTCAATAATTCGACCATTCTTACCTTTGTAATTTCCAAAAGTATACGATGCTACCCCTTTAGGGTTTTTGTAATCGTATTGTACTATTTTTTTTGCTTTCATTTTTTTGCTTTTTGTTATTAATTAAGAAAAATAAGTACACCTCCGAAGAGGTGCACCTAAATAAATTTATGCTACTGTAATACCAGCTGCAGTTTTTAATGCTGCATCTACAATCCATCCAGTACCATCAGATACTAAATTAATGTAGTCACCTTTTTTAAGCTTAGAAGCTACAATAGTTAAACCTGTTGTACCTACCAAAGAAATTGGCGCTGCACCATTCGCAGATAAAATACCGTAAAAAATAGTGTTTCCAACTGTTCTAGTTCCGTCAGCGTTTACTGTGTAAGATTTCATTACAGAGTCGTGAGCAGAATTATCAGCAGAAGCTATAATTTTATAGTTAAGCCCAACTTCAGCTGGTGGTAATACAAAAGTAGAAGTTCCACTACTAGCACCTAAAAGAATTGTAGAACCTGATTCATAATCAGATAATACTACTTGGTTACTAGCGTAAGCTTTTACTATTACATTACATGCTACACGACCATGTTCTCGTGTCATGTAGTTCGAGTCTTCCACTGACTTGAAGAAGCTCTTATTTCCGTCTAATTCTCTTGACATTTTTTTATTTTTTAAAAATTAATTACCAATTATAGTACCAATCCTGTTGGCTTTAAAATACCACAAGACAATGGATTACGAACAATAATACCTGATTGAGTTAACCAGTGACATTCGAATCTGTCATCTCCCGAAGCAGCTAACATAGACGCAGAGTCATAAGGATTAATCATACCTGGTACATATTTCTTAACCCAGTTACGGTTAGTACCTTCAGCACCTTTAGAAATTAATTCAATGTTAGCAACACCTTGCTGCGTAGACATATCTAAAAATACCATCATACCACCTAATGTTGCAGTTCTAAAACCAGCACCTGTAAGTGCAGCGTTGTTAGCCATTGCAGCATTAGCAGCTAAATTAGGGTCATCAAATACTGGACAGTGTACCAAAGTAATTTTGTTACCTAATGCTTGGTAAGTTGCAAAGTTAGCACCAACCTGAACATCTTGTCCAAATTTATCAACCATTACAGAAGATGCATTGTTACCAGCAGCAAATAATAAATCTTTCATTGCTCTGTGGAACTGAACACGACCTTGTGTTCCTGTAAATACAACATACTCATTTCCTGTTGGAGCAGCAGCATTAAGAGATAATTGACCGATATATTCAGTGATAATCTCTTCAGATAAATCTGCACCAGCATTGTAAGTAGCTACATTTGAATCTTCAATTTGAGCTAAAAGACCATCACCAATAATTGGCATGTTTCCAGCTGCTGAAGCGTTAGAACCTGGAACTGTTGCATCATAATCAGCAACAGAAGAACGTCCAAACCATCGCATAACCTCAAGGTCATACATGAATTGAGCTTCAGTTTGTTGCTCTTTAGTAAAGAACCATAGACGGTGTCCATTGTGCTCCACCCAAGTAACATCTGTTAAATCACGCGCATCAATAACTAATTTCTTACGAGAAGTAGTTAGCCAGTTTTTACGAGTTTCAGGGTAAGCATAACCTTCACCTACTTCAGCTCCTAAAGAACCTTCACCGAAAGCGTTACCAATTACACCTATAACATCTCCTGATTCTGCAAATGTAACTCCACCGTCTACAGCGTCTACTACATTTAATGCTTTACCTGTTATAGTTTTTACATTAGTTCCATCTACAATAGATTCAACGTGAATTTGTAATCCAGAAGCTAATCGGATAATGTCACTTGTGTTAATTAAACAAGGAGCAGCAGCAGTATCAGTAGCTGAAATAGAAATAGAATTTCCAACAACAGAGTCAGTTGTTACATCAGCAGCCAAAGTTTGTTGACCTCTGTAACGACCCATAGACTTCCATTCGAAAGAATTGTCACCTAATACTTTTTCACCAGCACCAAAGCTTAGTTTTTCAAGTAAGTAAGTTGTAGTATATCGAGGATAAAGCTCGATTACTTTTTTTGCAATCTCTGGGTACTTTAATAAGTTTGCTACCAGAGAATTGTCTGCCGTGTTATAAGCGGCATCGTATTTAGCGGTATATACTCTCATTTTTTCTGAGTGTTTTTAAATTAAAAATTGTTTTATATAAACAATATATAATTATGAACCTAAAAACTTCTTCGGGTCAAAGCCTTTGCTTGGAGCCTCAAAACTATTAGAAGAACGATTACCTCTACTAGGAGAAGTAATACCATCCAGAACCTTCGACTTTCCTTGTTCAACGCCTTGCGTTTTAATCATCTTGAAAATCTTTTCCTTGTTTCGCCATAAGAAAGCGGCCTCCGCAACATTGGCATGAGACTCGAAGATGTCTTGGGCGAAATCTCCTTTGGTTATATAACTATACAGTTGTTTCTTGTCTTTCTGAGAAACCTTACCTCCAAAAAACTCTTCTTTATTTCTAATAAAGTCTTGTAAGTCTTTTCGAGATTTTTTAGCGTTCTCATCTTTTTGCTTCTCCGCTTGTACTTTTTCGTTTCGCAATCTATCCTTTTCTGTGTGGATATGCTTTGTTAATTGCTGACGAATTAAAGTTGCTTCTCTCTTTAATAATCCTGCGTCTTTTAATCTATCTATCGTGTCCTCTATTGCATCGTCGTCATACTTTGATGCCTTCATATCAGCGATAACTAAATCTTTATCAGTAAGCTCTAAAAACCCATTAAGATTTTTAATGGTATCATTATCGCTAACCTCAGGTTTCATAGCATCCTG